TATCAACATTGAAGGAGGGATCAACACCAACAAGAGTCTCAGGCGACATGTTGTATTGGATAATTAGATTAGGATACAGACTATTCAAATCAAACGAACAGATCCATTTGTGTTTACCCACTAACGGATCTTTGACAAAGGCTCCAGGATACTGAGTCTTAATACCAGCTTTCCTTGCGGGTACAGCAATATTATTCTTACTCAACTCTCTGTAGATGATGTTATCCCAGATACCAACAGTACCAAACGCTTCAATGTAGTTACCACCTGCACGATAAGCAATAGTCATCGCTAGATTAATGAAGTCAAGCCTCTGATCAAGAGCATCAACGAGTTGAACGTCCTTGATGTTGTAGTCAATAAATCTCTGAAAATCATTCTTGTATAGAGTATGTAGGTTAGAATACTCATCAAACGATAGCTTACGTTCACCAAGAACAACATGAGCAATATGATCTAGTTTGTAGGATTCTTGTTGACCATACGTGTATCCAAACTTACGAAACAGATCAATGTAATCAAGCTGCTGCATGCCATAGATATCATACGCTTGATGTTCCTTATTCATGATAAGGATCTTACGTTCTCTAATATTGTTCCAGCATGACAGCTTCTTTGCTGCATCATCACCAAACAAACGATTGATACGGTTGACGATATATGGAATATCAAACATCCGAATATACCAACCAGTAACAACATCTGGTCTTGAATCCCGCCAATGACGAGCAAACCGAGTGAGTAGTTGCATCTCATCTTTACACTTGTAGTACCTGATCTCTAAGTCTTCTTTCAGTGCAGACTTAGATGGATCGTAATCATACAGCCCCCACACATGATAGATGTTATCGATGTTGGACTTGACGGTGATTGAGATCACCTCATGTTCAGCTAGCTCGGGTACAGGGAATCCGTTATCGGAGGCAACTTCGATATCAATTACAGTAACATTAATCAACGATCGATCGAAGTCAATCTTCTCACCAAACTCTTCGAGAATATACTGAGACCCATAGTTGTCAAATCCATAATGGTTTGCGTTTGAGATCTCCGACTGACGCTTAAGCCACGACTTAGCATCAGCCATTGAATCAAAATGTACAGGAATAACAGGGTTACCTTCTAGTGATTTGTATGGTGTTCTCTCCCTATCCTTAGGAGGGGCATCGACATAGAAGGTCGGCTCAAACGATATCTTACGCTCGAACCGTTGACCGTTCTCATAACCACAACAGAGAACTTGATTGTAAGTAGTCTGCACATCAGTGTAAAATTTCATATCTTGCTCCTCATTTGACTTCAATTATACTAGAGATCAGATGAAAAGTCAAGCTGCAATCCTAGAAAAGTTTTTTATTTTCTCAAAACGAAGAGTGTTCTCGAACTTGTCAATCAACTGGTCAGTCTTGTGACTGATAACAAACACATTCGAATCACCGGTGATATTAGTCAAAATCTTCATGAACTCTTCTGTACCATTAGCATCAAGAGAGCCATCAAATACCTCATCCATAATCAACAGATTGGTTGAGACAGAGTTT